TGGAACTATTGACGAGGATACAAGTATTCTCGCAACTGCAATTGCAACAGTGGGAACGGCATTTACTGGACCGGTAGTTGCAATAGGTGGAAGAGCTGAAACTACAGTACCGACGGCGGAAGCTGACACTGAAGGTGTATACCAATGGTATGACATTTACGGCAGGCAGATAAACCCGTCTTATGACTTGACACAGAACGCAGATAGCGTGATAGATTCTACCGCGTTAAGCGGTGTGCCTTTTGAACCCGCAGCACAGACAACCCTTACAGCTCCTGGTGACGGCAATGTTGAGTCTTCAGATGGTTACAGCAAACACACTGTTGCGGTTACGGTAGTTTTAAATTCGTGTACAGATGTAATAGTACGAGTCGATGGTACGCTTGGCACTACTTATGGAACAGTCTCTCTCACTTCAACAGCAGTTGCCAATGCAGCTTATGCAACTAATCTTGTAACAATTTCAGCTGACGGAACTTATCTTTTGACTTTTGAGGGTGCATACAAGAATATAAAACCTGTGTTTGATGATGAAAATGGGGATACAGATTCCACGGTAACTTTTCAGTATCGCGGTTCAAATTAAGGAGAATTAAAAATGTTTTATCCAACAGCACCAATAAAACCAAAAGCAGAAGAGTCAATAGATGAAGCCGTAGAAGCCGCAGGTATTCTTGCACAGATGGAAGCAGGAGAAGATGACAAGATAACTCTCATATCCAAACAGCTCGCAGGAAGAGACTGCATAAACAAAATGACAGCGGTGTATGACAAAGTTATTGCAGAGCAGAAGGCTCTCAGGGCTGTGTCGATTGCTGATTGTAAAACTGAATCAGAGTATACAGATAAACTTACAGAAGCGGCTGATATTGCTGACCCTGCTAAGTGGTTAGCGGGAATAAAGCTGGAGAACGAAGTAGAAAATTGGGCAGACCTCAAGGCTAAGTTTACGGTATCAGCTGTGGTAGAGGAAATAGTTAAATGAAGTTAAGACGTATATGGCAGGACAGCCGATGCTTAATGTCTGAAACGCTTTCGTCTCCGACAGAAGTAGCGCAAACGGATTGGGTTGTATCCGGTGAGCCGGGTGTGATTGAAAGTCCTTTCGGGAAAACGCTATCGTTTGCAGGCGCTACTCCTGATTACCTGACAAGAGAACATACAGCTGAGTACCCGGTATATAACGCAACTTCGAATTACCTTACTGTTATGGCATGGGTGTATCCGACATACATCCCCGCCGCCATTTCAGTTATGGTGCTTTCTCGGACAGATGCAGATGAGAAAAACGGATGGGTGTTTTACATCAGTAAGACAGACCATTGTGCATACTTGACACTGAAGTCAGAAGAGCTGAATGCAGTGAGCTTTTTTAACACTGATGAACTGCCTCTTAACGCTTGGAGCCATGTGGCATGTACGTTTACGGTTGACACGGCTGATATGAATAATTGTCTTGGTGAGATGTTTACTAATGGAAGTAATGAAACAACAGATGTGTTGAGGTCATTAGAGCCTAAAGTGTCGAACACAGACCTCCAGCTAGCTATACGAGGCACGGAAGACAGTCCTTTCTATGGCGGTATTGCTTTGCCAATGATTTTCAACGGTCAGCTCTCGGATTCGGAAATATATAATTTCGCACACTTAAGAGCCTACTAATGGAACTCCCAATAACCATAAAAGTAACAAAAAAAGGAGAGCTTGTGATTAACGGCAAGAAATACACTGAATGGCGGGGCGCTGGTCTGCTGAACAAGCCGGGCGAAGTGCGTATTTATGTTGACGGGGAGGAGGTTAAGTAATGGGGTATATGAATAAAAATTTGGTTTATTTTGCCGATTGTAGTAGTTTGTCGTTGCCTAATCTTGCGCCAAATACATATGGTATTATGAGCACTGTTACAAATTCTAATCTTGTGGCAAGTACAGATATCGTTAATGGGATAGGTGGTGGAAAGGGAATCGAATTTAATGGTGGTAACCAGAGATTGGCGGTTGCTTATCATGCAAATATGAACATTTCAGATGCCATTACATGTTTTGCGTTTGTTAAACCGGGAGCTACTTCAGCCGCCTATGGGAGATATTTTTGTCGTAGCAATGCATATTTAATTGGTCAGCAAAATAACGATGAAACAGACGTAAGGTGGGAATGCGTAAGTGGTGATGTTTTAAATTCGGGAGCAGGAACAGTTACAGTAGATGCTTGGAACTGTATTGCCGGGACATTCGATACAAATATAGCAAGTGATAATAAAAAGATATTTATAAACGGTGATGAAATCGCAAGCAAAACTGTAGCCGGGACTATAACGACAAATACTAATGATTTAAATATAGGTAATCTTATAGCTGGACAATGGTATCAAGGGGTGTTGGATTACATTATGATATTTAATATTGCACTTACAAAAACACAGTTAATTGACCTCGAACACCTTTGCAGAACAGGAAGGATTTAAAATGAGCTGGCGCTTAACATCACCTAAATTTTTAAAAGCCTCATACAGCCTCAACAGCCATTGCCTCGATACATCGGGGTATGGGCATGATGGGACTTGGGCTACAGGCACAGAGGCGTACAGGTCTAACGCCTACGGCAAGCAAATGGGCGACTTTGACGGGGCGGATTCACTGTTTACGGTTACTGATAATTCCATAACTGCTGATTTATTTGATAACGGAGCAAGTGTGTCGGCTTTGATTATAGCAGACAGTGACGGCGAAGGAGATCAGGGGAGGATATTCCAGAGGGACAGTGAATATAATTTAAGAGTTGTCAGCGAGGCATCAGGAAAGGTAAAAATTGCATTTACGCATTATTTCAGCGATACGAATGGTGGGTGGGCATCAACTGCGACATGTGTAAATATCGGAGAACCTACGCTTGTTACTTTTGTATATGATAGGGGTGCAGTTGGCAATGATCCAATAATATACGTTAATGATAAAATGCCAGCGCTAACAGAAGATACTACACCGGTAGGAACCGCATCAAGTTATGCTGCTGATTTTACAATAGGAGGTAACTCAGGTTTATCGAGAATATTTGACGGCGGCATAGGCAGTGTAAAACTTTTCAAAGGCATGGAAATGACATACGATGAGCATTTAGCGTTATACCGCATGGTAAAACGAGGACTATAAAAAATGATTAAAAGGGGATTGTAATGAGCCAGTACCTCAGTCAGCCGATTCCGATTTTGCCAGACCTTGCGGATGACACGCTTCAGTTATCCGTACTAAACCACAAGGTACCGCTTGGCAAAGACTACTCGACTAACGGGTATGATATGGATATTAACGGAACCGTTACTCCGCTTGCAGACGGACGTGGTAAGTTTAACGGAACTACGGGGTATTTGAGAGATGCAGTTGCAGGATTCAGGTCAACGGATGAAGCAGGCACAATAGAAGCATGGATAAAGCTTGATGCTATAGGCTCTCAGCGTACCATTTTTGGTTCATGTGATGAGGGTGATGATGTAAACAAATTGCTTTTCTGGGTAAGAACCACGGGCGTTATTGGAGTGCAATCTGAATCAGGAGGTGGGGGTCACAATAATATTTACGGTGATACTATTCTTGTAGCAGGCGTATGGTATTACGTTGCAGTTACAAGTAGCGGAACCGAATACAAGATTTATGTAAACGGAGAAGCAGAAGAACTTACGATAAATTCAGGTCACAATAACGGGCATTGGTTCGCAGATGCAGCAGACCGTGACAGTATTACTGTTGGATGCCGTTCAAAGGACGGTGCGCAGGATTATTTTTTCAACGGTCAAATTGCCTGTTTAAATGTGTATTCAGCAGAGAAACCGTTAAGCCATTTTGCATATAACTATAAGCGAGCCGTCCCGGAGGGCTAGATATGAGTTTAATTCTTCAAATTCAGGGCAATTGCGATAAAGACCTCTCACGCTACAAGCACACCCTGACAAACAGCGGGGTTGTTATTGGCAGGGGGATGAAGTTTGATGGGTCGAGTTATAGAGGTATAGACTCAGTCGTATCCACGCTTGCAGCTACTACGGTTGGGTCTTGGTTTGCGTGGGTGAAGCCTACTGATGCGACTCCATTGACGATTCAAGTATTTCTTAGTTTTGGCGATACAAGCGCAGACGAATATATGCATATAGCTATTGACGCAAATGGGACATTGCGATCCATATTGAAAAAGGCAGGAACAAAACAATGGGATTTTGCAACTGATAATGCTGTTTTTGTTGACAACACATGGAAACGTATAGGGATAATACAAAATGGCACTGAGCCTGTATTGTATGTTAATGGTGTAGCGCCTGCTCAGACTTTTTCTGTGTCAACAGATAAAACAAAATGGATTTCAACATGTACCAATATAGACAATGGCCGTATTGGTTGTTTGAATTATAACGGGGGAGGAAACGTTGTTTATTTCACAGGACAAATAGATGACATACGACTCCACAACACAGCCAAATCCGCAGGCTTCGCTGCACTCGACTACCAGAAGACAAAGGAATTACCGAGGTAAATTATGAACCCAGAAAATCCAAAAGAGTTCAAACTACTCGTAAATGCGGTACTCGAAAGCCGTAGAAAACTCGGAGTGTTCCGCGAGAACAGAAGCGACCTTATAAGCATGTTCGTGGGTAGTGAATACAGCGACAACGCAGAAGCGAAAAAGACATACCTAGACCTGTTCGCTCTCGCAGCGAATATCTATGTACGGCAACTGGCAGTGCGTGCACCAACAGCAAAAGTAACTACAGCATTCGATGAACTCAGACCGCTCGCAGCTAACTTAACGCTTGCCTGCCAAGACGCAGCTCAGGAAACCGAACTCGGCTTAGTGCTCAGAAGGGCGGCAATGGAAGCGCTGTTCTCCCCGCTGGCTTGCGTAAAGCTCGGTATAGAGCTTGTAGGTACGGCTCAGGAAGGCGATGAAGAAGTAGACCTCACAGACCCCTTCGTAAAGCTGGTAAGCTTTGATGACTATGTAAGGGATATGAGCGCACGGAGCGCTTATGACCCAGCATACGAAGGTGATAGATATTTTATAACAAAAGAAGAATTCATAAAGAGATTCCCAAAAAATGCAAAAGACGTAACCGCTCAGGACATGGGTATGCAGGATGAGAACGGCATAGATAGAACAGAAAATATTTCCCATGCACCGTTTGCGGGGGACGAGGAACTTGGCGGTAAAGTAGAATTACAGGATATATGGCTTAAGGATGAAAGACTGCTTATAACATATCTCACCTCAAAGCCCGGCGACAAACCGTTGCGTGTACTTAAATACGACACAGTAGAAGAAGGTCCATACCGTTCTCTATGGTTTACAGACGTACCTGATAACGCAATGCCGTTACCTCCGTTCAGCTTGTTGAAGAATATACATAATTTGGCGAACAGTCTGTTCCGCAGGCTTGCATCTCAGGCGCAGAAAAGAAAGAGCGTACCGGGATTCTCAAGTGATGAATCTGCACAGAGATTTAATGCAGCCATAGATGGCAACGCAATATTCTGGGACGGGCAGAAACCAGAAATGATAGAAACGGGCGGTATAGACCAGCCTACGCTTGCATTGTTCCTTCAGGTTAAGGACGTATTCTCATGGGCGGGCGGAAACCTTGATAGCCTTGGCGGGCTGTCCCCGATGTCAGAAACCGCAAAGCAGGATGAGCTTTTGTCTCAATCAGCCAGCGCACAATTGGCAGACATGCAGGACGCAATGACAGTATTCGCACAGAGCGTATTCCGCCAGATAGCGTGGTATGAATGGACTGACCCAGTACGCACACGGATACTTCAGAAGAAAATCCGTGGAACTGAAATAGCGATACCTATAGAATGGAGCCCGGAAACAAGGCAGGGTGACTTTCTTGACTTTAACTTCAAGATAATTCCTCAGTCAATGCGTGATGACGCACCAGGCGTGAAGATAAACAAGATACAGACAATAATGAATCAGGTTGTTGCACCATATATGGAACTCATGCAGCAGCAGGGACTTACAATAGATATGAAGAAGCTGTTCACTATGATAGCTGATTACAGCAATGTACCGGAACTTGAGGGAATAATTGTATCTATGGACCCGAACGCTCAGCAGCAGCAGATGCCAAAGGGCAATCCTAATCCAGTTGGTAAGCCCGCGGAGACGACAAGGAACTACGTAAGGACTAACAGAGCAGGAGCAACTCGAGTAGGTAAGGAAGCGGCTCTAATACAGAATTTAATGGGTAATAAGGTTCAAGCAAGCGAAGCAGCGGCTATAAATAGGAGTGTAAGTTAATGCCCACATATTGCTACTTAAATCCAAAGACAGCTGAAATTATAGAGGAAGTATTCCCTATGGATAGTATTCCTGAATATTATGTACTTGATGACGGGACAGTATGTGAACGCTGTCTGCCTGCTGAAATAGCAGGGCAGGGTGGTATGAGACCTACCTGCTGGCCAATGAAATCACACGCACTTGCTGTACATCCTTCTCAACGGGACGAGTTCGCAAAGTTTGATGCAGAGCATGGAGTACCTACAGAATATGACAGAATGGGAAAACCAATATATAGAAGCCAGAAACACCGCAAGGCGCACTGTGAGTTGCATGGCGCTGTAGATTATGATGGTGGATATGGCGATGCTACTGATAAAAAGGAGTTTTAAATGGCAGACGACACTAAATCGGCGGAAGAAGTAATGGATGACGGAAAACTGGATGCTGACTTTATTCAGGAAATTGAAGATGCAGTTGATAACAGCTCAGACAATAATGCGATTAAGGATATAGTCGAAGACGACAAAGAGGAGAAAAAAGAGGAAGAACCTAAAGATGAAGTAAAAGAAGAAGAAAGTCCTTCAGAAGAAAGTTCGGAGGACACAGAAGAAGACAGCGAGGAATTTGTAGGTGTCGAAGATGAGAGTGACTCCATCGACGAAGACCTCATAGAACGCGCTGTCCTTGCAGGCATTCCTATGAGGCGAGCTAAAGAGGCTCCAAGCGAAGAGTTCTTAGAGGATATGATAGCTATTGCTAAAAAGAGTGCCGAGGCTGAAGCCGAAAAGGAAGACGAAGTCTCCGAGGAAGCAACCAGCCAGATAGATGACTTACTGGAGAAATTGCCAAAGCTTGACTCCGATGAGTATGATGAGAACTTGATAGCGATGTTTGACAGTCTCAAAGATGTAATCAGCGGGTTACAGACAACGGTAGTAGACCAGCAGTCAAAGATTAGTGGGCTTCAGAAGAATATTGTATCTTCTGAACAAAGTTTTTTAGACACCAAAATAGCAGCACTTGACAAAGGTTTTGAGAATGTGTTCGGCAAGGGTAAGACTGTTAATCTTACCAAGGCTAAAGAGAAGGCTGCAAGAGCAAAGCTCCAGAGGCATATAAGCCTTGTGGAGGAAGATGCAAAGCTTGACGGAGAAACCTTATCTCAGGATGAAGCATTTGACAGAGCCCTGAAGAGTGCTTTTGGTGACTTGGTAAACAAAGTAAAAGGCAAAAAAAGGTCGGTATCTTCAAAGGCGAGGTCTGAAAGAGCAATAAACAGGCCGAGAACGACAGATGGTCGGTTCGGTTCTAATAAAATGTATGATGACCACGGCACTGAGGAAGACCGCACCGATGATGCGATAAAAGCTGTACAGGAAATTATAGACAGCAGAGCTTAGCCTTTTACGAATATATGAAAGGTTAGATTATGGGCGTTGTATTAACACCTGAAAACATGCCTGATGCCGTTATTGCAACTTTAAATAAGTTGAACAAGAATAAATGGATAGGCGAAATGACTGACCTACAGGAATATGTGGGTTTTAATCAGATAGTAAAGAACAAAAAAGAAAAACAGAATTCCGGTCGTGGTATCACACTTAGATACGTGATGGACCACAATGGTAGTGCAGAGCACGTTGGACTGTTCGGGACAACCGAATTCAACCGTGACGATGCGCTGGTAGAAGGTACCGTTCCTTGGACATATACCGATGGTAATATGGTCTTTGATGAACGTGAGCCTGACATGAACGCAGGTGCAGAACAGATCGTAGACGTTGTAAAAATGGAACGTTCACGGATGATTACTTCTGTACTTGAGCTTTCAGAGGTAGATGTATGGGGAAAACCTGATACATCAGCAGACAATGATACACCTTTTGGTGTAGAATACTGGATTGTAAAGAACGCAACTCTGGGATTCAATGGTGGAGACCCTGCCGGTTTTGCAGCTGGTCGCGCTGGAATCTCAACAGATGACTATGACCGTCATGCCAACTTTACTGGAGCATACACGACTGTTGACGACACAGTTGACACAGGTCTTGTGGCTCAGATGGAACAGGCAGCAGACCAGACTCGCTGGATAGCTCCTGCACCGGAACCGGGTATGGGCAGAAGCGGCTACAGTCGTGGTATCTTCTGTAACTGGAGCACAAAATATGCGCTGAAGAATGTTGCAAAGAGCAACAACGACAGCCTTGGTTTTGACCTCAGTACACAGACTCCTGTATTTAGAGGTGCTGCGATTCAGTACGTACCTTATTTTGATGCGAAGACAGATAATCCTCTTTACATGATTGACTTTAATCATTTCTACGCTGTGTTCCTCAGGAACTGGTTCATGAAAGAACTTAAAGTTACTCAGCTTGCACATCAGCCGCACTGTTTCGGCGTTGTTACAAGTATGGTCTGGAATATCGTATGTGACGACCTTCGCAGACAGGCAGTATTTTATGACGCTAGTTAAGTTTGTTTAACTAGTGATTTTTATTAAATGGCCTGAAGGCCAATAGAAAAGGAGTTTTTATTATGAAGTATGCAAAACATATTTCGCAGGCTTACAAGAACCAGAAAAGAGTCTATTTTGTAGGCACACCCGATGCATCTTTTGATGTCGGTATCAGTGTATGCTACAACAGAGACTACGGTACAGCGGACGCAAAAGACGGTTCGAGAGATAACAGGGTAGAAGTACCCTCTCTCACTAATGCTCACCGGTTCGCTGGTGTGCTGGACCAGCCCGTTACTCTTGACTCCACAGGTGGGGCATGGATAACCATTAACGAGCCGGGTTCTGTATGTGAAGTTGCAGTCGGTGAAGACACTGTTATTGACACAGGTAAGCTTACTTATCTGGTCGGTGGCGGGAATAACACCTCACGCTTTACAGACCTTGGTTTTTCTGGTCGTGGTTCAATGGTACCGCTTGAAACCGTCACAGCTCTTCTAGAAGACAACAGAGCAGCAGCTTACGACTCAGACAATCTGGCAGCAGACGGTCTGACGCTGACTGTAACTGACTCTTCTGATTACGAAGCTGGCGTGGACAAATGTCTCATCCTGTCAGGTGAAAACAACGGAACGGGCGCAGTAGTTCCCGGTCTTTATGATTTCACTATTACGGACGATACAACAATTGTACTCACCTCGTCTGCTGTTACAGCAGCTCCGGGTGCTACACTCACTTGTTCGTATGTAATAATTGACGGTGGGAATGCTACATGTCTCGCTTACCTTGAAGACGGTGAAGAGTCTGGTGGTGTTTATTACGCAAGTCCTGCCAATGCTGGCGGAGCAACCACAACGTATAATCCTTACGGGAAGAATTACGTTCAAGGTACTGACCTTGCTGCTGACAACGACTTTACGTTTGCACAGGGTACTTTTTTCAACCAGCATTGCGGGTTCTTTCTCAGGAACGCTCATAACGGCAGCGAGACTACAGTTGACCTTGCCACTAACGGCTTTACAATGGCCGGCGGAGCACTTGCTGAAGTAACTGCAATGGACGGCTTAGCCGATTATTGTTACTTTGATTGGAGAACCGTGTGGCGTACATCTCACACTAACGCTACAGAAGGCTAGTATTTTTACAGGGACTATGGGGCAGGGTGTTCCTGCCCCATACCCTATTTTTGTGTAAGGAATAAAAAATGGACATCCCTAAAAGTGTTATTGACAATCTAAAAACGGCGTTAGGATTGACTAAAACTGAGATAGTTCCAGAGAATGTTCTTGTGGCCTACAAGGAATATAAGAAAATGAACGATATTCTATGTGCCGGCTCTGTAACTCCGAAGGAGCTTGTATTGCTGTGCATGGTATGTGGTGTATGCCACAAAACTGCACAGGAGGTAGAAAAGGCGACAAAAGAACAGGCGGAAAGCGAAGCACGGCCGCCATTAGCAGAAGAATTAACAGAAGAAGAAGAAATTAAACAGGCATTTGTTTAAGAGGTAATATATGGCCGAGTCCACACTATCATTTGGTTATGATGAACTAGAGATTGCAGTTGCATATTTTTTATATGGTAAAGACCCCGGAGATTTAACTGCTGCTCAAGACGTAGTAGTTGACGCTGTGATCCAAACAGGATATAGGCAGTTTATATATCCTCCTGCAACTGAAGGTGTACCATTAGGGTATACATGGACATTCCTGCATCCGACAACCACAATAGATACAATAACAACCTATGATACAGGAACACTTGAAGTATCTGCGGGAACATGTACAATTACAACAGGAACATGGCCTTCATGGGCAGCAACACATGGAACTCTAACGATTGATGGAACAGAATATTCTATAACGTCAAGAGACAGTGACGCAGAATTAACTGTAGTAGGTGACGATGTCGCAGCAGGTGAAGAAGACTGGACTTTGGAGCATAACGGAAATCAAGACCTGCCTGATGACTTCGGAAGACTGGTAGACGGA